GTAACATTTAATAATTTATATGAGGATAGACATGACAGCAAAAGCAACAGTAAAAAAAGTAGCAAGTAAGTTACGCAAAGCTAGTAAAGCCCATGCAGGTCAGGCTAAAACTTTATCAGCCTTAAAGTTAAATAAAGGCGGTAGCACTGTAAACAAAGCAGGTGCATATAGAAAGGTATAAATGTCAGATAACGTAATTAATATAAATAAAAAAGACTACAAGGTAGATGACCTAGACAATAAGGCTAAATACATAGTAGCACAGATAAGAGATTTAGAGGGTAAAGTAGCATCCGCTAAATTTCAACTCGATCAGCACGAAATAGCTAAGCAACAATTCGTGAATATGCTTATTAATGCCGTAGAAGGTAAAGCTAACGGTAAAGATACCTAGTATGTTTAATATTGCAGGAACATTAATATCTTCAGTTGGCAGTTTAGCCTCTACTTACCTAGACGGTAAGGTTGCAGCCAACAAAGCTGAAGCACAGATTCGCTTGAAAGAGGCAACAGGCGATATAGATTGGGATCTAGCTGCTATTAGGGCTTCACAGAGTTCGTGGAAAGACGAATGGATCACTATATTGTTTTCTATTCCTCTAGTACTGTCCTTCTGTGGTGATTGGGGTAGGGAAATAGTGGCAAATGGCTTTTCTGCTCTTGCAGGGATGCCTGATTGGTATCAATACAGCCTTGGCGCTGTAGTTGCAGCCTCTCTGGGAACAAAAGGCGTATCTAAGTTCTTTGGCCCTAAGAAGAAGTAATGGATCATGGAGGGTTTCTCTTAAAATATACAGGAGAATCCCCCATAAAATTGGTTAAATTTAGAGCAGCCTATCTAGGTGAACGAAAAATACCCTTAGATAGACTTAATAGTAAAAGGAAATACAGGAATGGCTTATACACTGTCAAGCAGATCACTAGCGAAACTAGAAGGGGTAAACGATAGCCTAGTTAAGGTTGTCAAGAGGGCGATTGAACTCACTAAGATAGACTTCGGTGTTATCTACGGAATGAGAACACTGGAAGAACAGAAGAAGTTGTTTGATGCAGGCAAATCGCAGACCATGAAGAGTAAGCACCTAACTGGTGACGCAGTAGACTTAATGGCATACGTAGACGGAAAGGCAAGTTGGGAACTCAACTTGTATGACGATCTAGCTGACGCTATGAAATGGGCAGCCACAGAAGAAGGTACAGTTATTAGGTGGGGCGCAGCTTGGCATATAGATGACATATCAACTTGGGATGGCACAATGGAAGACGCTATGATGGCGTACATTGACCTACGTAGATCTCAGGGTAGAAGACCATTTATTGATGGTCCACATTTTGAACTTAATTAATGGACATAAAAGTATCCATAGGGCTTGCCGTAACCTTGGCAATGCAAATCTCTGCTGCGGTTTGGTACGTAGCTCAGACGGATGCTACCATTAAAGACTTGTCAGCTACAGTTGCCGAACTAAGTTCTGTTAACTTAAAAAGAGATGTAGATGTTAATGCTAGTAATATTACAAACATTGACGGTGACGTTAAATCTCTAGGCACTCACTTAGCTAGAGGCATAGGTGATAGCAATGACATACTTAGACGTATTTCTATTTTAGAAACAGATGTAATGTACATGCAAAGAGAGATATACAGGAATGATCGCTAATGGCAAAAGGCACAATGAAAGGTCATACTATTGGTGGAGGTCACAAGCGTCCTACTAAAGCAGGCGCAGGTATGACTAAAAAAGGCGTAGCAAAGTACCGTAGGGATAATCCAGGAAGTAAGCTACAAACGGCTGTAACAGAAAAAAAACCTACAGGAAAACGTGCCACAAGAAGAAAGTCATACTGTGCAAGATCTGCAGGACAAATGAAACAGTTTCCTAAAGCAGCCAATAATCCTAACAGCAGACTACGACAGGCAAGAAAACGATGGAAGTGTTAGATGGCTAGAAATTACAAAAAAGAATACGCTAACTACGATGGCACTCCTAGAGTTAAGAAGAAGAGAGCCAATCGCAATCAAGCTAGACGAATTATGACTAAAGCAGGTGTTGTTCGTAAGGGTGATGGCAAAGATGTTCATCACGTAAATGGGAACACACGCGATAACCGCAGGAAAAACTTAAGAGCAGTTCCTGCTAGTAAAAATAGAACAAGGAGAATATAATGCCGTTTGCTACACCAGAAATGATAGAAGAAATTGAAGCTAAGAAAAAAATTACAGATAAAACAAAAAGAATTAATAGAATTTCTAGGAAAGGAGAAGTTCCTAAGAGAAGTATAATAGGAAACGTAAAACATTTTTTATATAAAAAGTCTAACTCAACAGGTCACACGGACCATAGAAAATAAGGAGAATATAATATGCCCCAAGGTAAAGGAACATACGGAAGTAAGAGAGGTAGACCTCCAAAAGCTAAGATGATGGGATACGCATCTGGTGGTATGAAAGCCACATCAGCTAAAGGCAAGAAGGCTGCTATGGTGGATGAGAAAAAAGGTAAGCCTAAAGCAAAACCTGCTGTACTTATAGCTATGAATAAAGGCGGTCTTTATGCTAATATAAACGCTAGAAAAAAAGCAGGAACAAGTAGGTCTAAATCAAAGTCGACTATTAGTCCAAAAGCGTATAGCAATATGAAAAAAGGATTTCCTAAAAAGTAATAACGGCTTTGCAAACTTGTCTGTAGTAAGGAAAAACAAATTGGTTATAACTATGTCTGTATTAGACAAGGAGATAACTAATGAAATACTACATACACAAAGCTTGGTCTAGCTTTTTAGACTACCAAGAACGAAGAGCCGCATACGTAACATTAAAGAGCCTACCTGACTATCTATTAAAAGATATGGGAATACATAGGTCAGAACTACAATATAAAGTTTTTCATGGAGGGAAAAAATGAGAAGATATTTGAAACGCATATACTGCGCAATACTAAATCGTAAGTGTTGCGATACTTGTAATTGTAATGAGTAGAAGGACAACACCACTTAGTTTAATACTGTGGAACGTAACGTCTGTGCTGTGTGTAGACACACTATGTCTGTCGTCAATGGCAGGCTAGAATGTGGCTATTGCTCCGTCTTCTACAATTTTAATATTGCAAAAGATTGGCTAGAACACATATACAATAAAGAACACGGAGAGGATAAACGTGAGACAACTGACAGAGAAACAACAAGCTTTTTTGAACGTCTTATTCGATGAGGCAGGCGGCGATGTTGTTACAGCTAAGAAGCTTGCTGGCTATGCAGATGGGATGGCTACAAGTGATATACTTAAGTCATTAAAGGAGGAGATAAGTGCTGCTACCACCGAATATATGGCAAGAGTTGCTCCTCGTGCTGCTGTTGCTATGGGCAATGCACTACTTGATCCAACAGAACTTGGCATAAAAGAAAAAATGATCGCTGCAAAAGACTTGCTTGACAGAGCAGGTTTTACTAAAACGGAAAAAGTTAATGTAGAATCTACAGGAGGCATTTTTGTATTGCCTGCTAAAGAAGGAAAAAATGAGTAATATTAAGTGGGCTGGAACAAAGAAAAAACTAGAACAGCTTCAATAGCTTTATTTGTTATTTGGTCAGCTTACTTCGTGGTAGAGTATTTATGATGTGTGCATCTGAGAGTTTAGGATACTGGACATTACCAAAGCCTGAAATAAACCAGAAGGCTTGGAGTAGAATACCGAGGGTTGCAAGAACTATTCCTTTCGGTTATAATGTTGATGAAACCGATGACGACTTCTTAATACCTATTGAGAATGAATTAGAATTACTAGAAAAAGCAAAACAGCATTTAATACAATTTAGTTACAGGGATGTAGCAAACTGGTTAAGTAAAGAGTCAGGCAGATACATCTCACATGTAGGTTTAAAAAAGAGAATACAAGTTGAGCGAAAACGTAAGAAAGCAGCTACAATTAAACGCAAACTTGCCTCAAGGCTCGAAAAGACGCTCGAAGAGATCAAGAAGCTCGAACAAGAAACAACAGGAAGCTACTCCCCAGAAGCAAGAGCCTGAAGCTATACAAACTGTTCCTGCTGAAGTAATCGCTGAACCGTTTGAAGTACAACAAGCACAAGATGTTGTCTTTAAACCAAATGACGGACCTCAAACAGACTTCCTAGCATCATCTGAAAGGGAAGTGCTATATGGAGGTGCAGCAGGGGGTG